GTCCTTAGATATAGCCTCTAATAATTCTTTAGTATATTTATGTCTTTCCATACAATATTAGAGTATTGCATGGGAAATCTTCCAGTTCAATATTCTAATATTTTTACCATTCTATTACCCCTATATATCAGCATGTTGAATTTTAGGGGGTGGTTTATGGAGATTTTCAATGTACCAAAATCGCACATAAAAGTCAAGTTACCGTCAGTCAGACAACCCAAAAGCTTTTCCTGCGGTGCTTCCGCTTTGAGGGCCATCGCTGTCCACTTCAATGTTGGCCCTAATAACGAACAGTTTTACATTGACAAATGTAATACAACATATAAAAATGGCACACACCCAAAAGATATCATTCGTGTCGCCCGTGAACTTGGCTTGACCGTAGTAACTAAATCAAAAATGTCAATCAAAGACCTTCACGAATATCTTGACGATGGAATCCCTGTAATTTGCTCTATTCAAGCCTGGGGCAACCAGAAAAAATACACCGAAAATAACCATAGCGGTCATTATGTAGTCGCAATTGGCTATACCTATGACAAAATTTACTTTATGGACCCTTCCATCAAAGGCCATCGTGGATTTTTACCAAATGACGAATTCATTGGGCGTTGGCACGATGAGGAAGCTGATGGGATACAGCTTAATCGTTATGGTATTGCTATTTGGAGTCCTACGGCAGTAAAACGCCAAGATTTACATAAAGTTAAGAAAATTAAGTAGCCGTGGAGGGACTTGAACCCCCAATCCTTTCGGAACTTGATCTTAAGTCAAGCGCGTATGCCAATTTCGCCACACGGCCACGATTCGGTTGAAGTCGCAATATCCACCCACCGAAAGTCTTATGGAACGTTCCACAGTGGCCCAAGTGGGATTCGAACCCACACTCCCGAAGGAACGAGTTTCTGAGACTCGCGCGTATACCAGTTTAAATTCCGCCATTGGGCCATAAGAATGCGATTTATTAGGACTTTCACCCCTTACAGTGACTTTTCAGCTTCTTTCATCGCATTCAGTGCGGTAGGTGGGAGTCGAACCCACACGCCCTTGCGGGCACAAGGCTCTCAACCTTGCTCGGCTACCAGTTACGACACTACCGCATTTACTTCATCGAAAAAGATTTTCGAGCATTCCGACAACTTCGTTTTTGTATCTCTTTTGGCGTCATTGTATCCTCCTAATACCTTAGTATCGGTAAAAATGGAGGATTTATAAACCTAATTCTTCCCATTTCTTATTGTATTCTGCTCGCCACACTGAGTATCGTTGTTTTTGACCACGATATCCCAACCGCTCTTTATTGCGAGTTTTAAACTCGCATTCTTTGACCATTTTCCTGCGAACAAACCTATAGAACCCAGGATGGTTTAACATTCCAAATTTATTCATAGTAGCACGGGAGGGATTCGAACCCATCACTGTCCACGTTTTAAGTGTGGCGACTCCTGCCAGTTGGTCTACCGTGCCATTAATACTTCATGTCAGACTTATCACCGCCCTGGTTCAAACGGTCAATGATTACAGAAGGGAATTCTTTGGTAGGTTTGCCCCACCATTTTTCCATTTTTCGATCCCATATCTGCCAACCTTTGGGCGGGTTGGTTCTTACACAGTATCTAGTTCTCTTCTTGCCCATAGCGGAAAGGGTGGGAGTCGAACCCACAGAGCCTTACGGCTCGCTAGTTTTCAAAACTAGGTAGAATAGCCACTTTCAATCCAGTCCTTAATTATGCTTCACTATCCAACCGCATTTATTGCATCTAATTCCCCAACGTACCAAACCCAATTTTTGCCAACAAAACCATCTATGTATTAGCTGGCACCATAACCATTTCATGTTTTTTAATCTCTTTCCCCATAAAAGCAACAGCTTGTTTTTTCTTTGGGAAACAGGCTAGTGGTTTTTCCATTGTTTCGTGATATACACACCACCAATCTCCCTTAATTTTTTCAACCCAATAATCTTCTTTCATAGCGGAAAGAATGGGAATCGAACCCACAACCTTTTCAGGACCATCTTAGGATGGCGCGGCTTTCCATTAGCCCAACCTTTCCAAAGCGGAGAGTGAGGGAGTCGAACCCTCCAAGCCCCTTTCAGGGCTTGTCCGTTTTCGAAACGGGTGGGCCTGCCACATGCCCAAACTCTCCAAGCGGAAGGTGAGGGAGTCGAACCCTCCACACCCTTGCGGGTGTACTCGGCTTCCAACCGAGGGGGCTTGCCAATGCCCAAACCTTCCATTATTTACCTCGCGCACGATCATAACAGTCCCATATACTTAGCACAATAAACAATCCAGTATAAAAGATTACGCTTTTAGTCTTCTGCCAAAAGGTCATTTTTTTCCAAAGTCTATTGTGCCATTCAATACTTGTAATCATAGTAGCCACCGTGGGATTCGAACCCACACTGTTACCCTTTTGAGAGGTACGACTCCTACCAGTTGGTCTAGGTGGCCGTTCTTAATAACCTTGATCCGAGAAACTTATGACCCCGTGCTTCAAATGTCTTTTTACTAAGTATTCCGCAGTCAATCAGGTCAGTTTCTCGCAAAATTCTTTCTATTCCTTTCGCAACATTGTGATAATAGCAATCATGACACAAGATATAAGCTCCTGTGTTCAGTTTTGGATATAGTGCTTTTAGGTCGCTGTAAACATCATTATGGTTTCCGTCAATAAACACAAAATCAAAAGTTTCTTCTGGAATGTCTTGCGGTGAATGCCCCACAATTATCGTGCAGCGATGCTTAATGCTATTCCAAACTTCTTCGTTGACTTGTGGGTTAGGATCAATGGATATCACACTTCCTTCTTCACATTCATCCAAAGCCGTAACTATTACTTGTGCTGACCCCCCTTTATATGTCCCTATGTCCAAACATTTTTGAGGTTTTAAACCATAAACAAGTGAAAACAAAAGCAACCTATCTTCTAGCTTGTTTCTGGTAGCAACTTCCCCATCCGCCGCATTCCAGACTATATTAAGTCGATCCATTTTTAAATCCCGCCATTCAGTAGCACGGGAGGGATTCGAACCCACACTGTCCACGTTCTAAGCGTGGCGACTCCTGCCAGTTGGTCTACCGTGCCATTTATTTCTTGAATCTTTTCCTACCGTTTCTTCGCTTGCAAATAGGGCATTTCTGGTAATGATACACAATTGCCCTATCGCAGATACACCAGCCTTTTCCTAGCCGTGGAGCTAAAACCTTATCTCTGTTGGTTAAAACTTCTTTCATAGTAGCACGGGAGGGATTCGAACCCACACTGTCCACGTTCTGAGCGTGGCGACTCCTACCAATTGGTCTACCGTGCCATATAAGCGACTGAATAAAGCCGAAAGTCGCCCTTATTCACTTTAATTGAGGGCACCCCGAATTTACGCGGACTACATCAATCATCGCTAGTGTAGCGTGCAGGAGTTGAACCTGCAATGCCCAAAAGGGCGCTTGGGTTACAGCCAAGTGGACTTGCCAATGTCCAAACGCTACATGAGTGGGTGTATGAGGATTCGAACCCCTTAGCACTGAGTACAATCGGGTTACAGCCGATTTCGCTTCCCACAGTCGTAGTACACCCTAACAGTGGTCATGGTGGGAGTCGAACCCACACTCCTTTCGGAACGAGTTTCTAAGACTCGCGCGTATACCAATTCCGCCACATGACCATTTGGTGGTAGGCTTAAAGTGCTACTCGGACTATGACCTTGTTTTTCAGACGGAATTTCACCGCCAGGCCAGCCGTCCGCACCCTATTGCTCGCGTGCGAACCGCCACACCACCAAGCGGAAACGGTGGGCGTCGAACCCACAAGGCGGGTTTCCCCGCCTGCTAGTTTAGCAAACTAGGTAGAATAGCCACTTTCAATCGTTTCCAATGGCAAACCAAATTTTCAAAGATCAAACTTTTCAGTACAACCGCAATTCGCTGTGTATAAAAAAAGAAAACCCGCCGTGACCTTTCAGCCACGGCGGGTTTTCTACCCTGTTTCCGCTAAGCCTAATTGGTCCATCTTCGTGCGCTCGACAATGAGAGGAGCGAATAATAACTGGACAGCAGTAAGCTAGCGGAGAAAGTATGCACCTTAAAGTTCCTTTTGATAATATATGCAGCAAGCTGCAAATTTTTCCGACAAAAATATCGACTACTCTACAATACCACGAAAAAATCCATTGTCAAGAAGATTTTCCAATTTTGCCGTAACCTTCCGAAGTTCCTTCTCAGCAAAATCCCGCTCATACATTCTGAACGGCATTGTATCCATCTTCTCACAACAATGATAGCCCAAACTAAAGGCTAACTCGTAGAACTTCTGCAATAGTCTACGTTGGCTTTTGGTCATTCTTCACCCCTTTCTACCCTTACAAGCAACACTTGAAAGGAAAAAGGGGCATAGATTACCGCCAATAACCCCATCTTCGGTAATAGCCCTGATAATATGGTGCTACTCGCAACGGCACCAAATTGCCATAAACATCGTAGCCATAACCACTTGGGACTACTCTGCCAAATTCATCAAGATAGTAGTTCGTTGGGACTGCCACTCTTGGTGCTGGGTAATACCAATACCCCCATCCATATGTCGGATGACGCCAGTAATAGTTGCCTGGTGACGGCCTGACCACTCGTACAGCTACGCCGACTTTCGGCAATACCTTTACCTTCTCTATTTCAATTTTTTTCTCATCAGCCAGAACACTACCACAAATCAATAAACACGCAATCGTACTTAAAATACTCTTCATAATTCCTCCTATATTGCATCTTTCAATTTATCAAAGACCTTAGTTCCATTAATATCTTTCAGGTGTTCATCCTCTAGTCCGTACCAAACGCCATTGTAATTTTCTTCAGTTGCAGGCGGTGGCAATTCCTTACCAGTAATCTCTGAGAACTCAGAAGCATTAATTAAGTAGACCCTCATGGTTTTTGTTGGAGATTCTTTCCATTCTTCAATTCCATGTGGGTCGTCGTATATCTTCTGAATTATTTTTCCACCTTTTCCTAAACCCATTTCTGTTCCAAAACTACAACAACGCATAGGTGGGAACCCTTCAAAGCAGTCGCTCATTACTTCAAAGTCTAAATTACCAGCTTCAGAATCTCCCCATGTTTGTTGTACTCTACAAGATTGTAATTTTTCTGGATTCTTAGACTCGTAAACTGAAAATACTATCGCATGATCTTTCGTTTGTGCTAGCTGTTCACCTATTGTTTTATTTTCACCTGCTTCCGTGGCAACAAATTGATAAACACTGCCGTCCTCGGTTTTCCAGCCATCTAACCAAGGTTGCGGTGGCGTTACTAAATAATTATCTTTTTCTAATTTCTCATTAAAAGGTTTGCCATCCAAGGCATTGATACTGCCAGCCCCGATCATAACTGCAATTGGTTCACAGGTTTGGAAGCTGATCCACATTGCTTCTTTAGAATGCATGGCAATGAAGTATGCATCTTTGTCCCAGGATTCAGGACATTTATAATCTGATACCTTGTAAAGCTCAAAATTACCTAAACTCGGCGGTAAATTAGCAGGTTTTTGATTGGCGGCGACCCTTACTGTCCTGTGTAAACTAAAGGATAACGGGCCTAGTTTCATATTGTACATTTTAACCTCTTTCGACTATATAACTTAAATGAGAACGTTTCGTAAGTTTTTGAATGAATTTTCATTGTTAAATGAACAGCCGCCTCCGATGGGCGGTCCACCAATGGGTGGTCCACCGCCGCCAGGTGGTGGAGGTTTGGGTGCGCCTGCTGGATTACCTCCAGGTGGTCCACCACTCGGCGGGCCAGGTGGCGCTCCACCTCCTCCTCCAATGGGTGGTGGTGGTGGCGGTCCACCTCCGATGGGCGGTCCACCAATGGGTGGCGCTCCAGGTGGAATGCCTGGCGCTGGTGGAATTATAAAGTTACCTGAAGTTGATGTGTGGAAAATATTGGAAAAATTACTTTCAGGTCATGAAACTAAAAAACAGTAATTGTGCTTCTGCGGGAATCTTGCTATAATCATTTGATGAACAGCAAGATTCTTCTATTTTCAGATGCGCATGTTCACGCGCACAAGAAATCGTTCGACCGTTTGAAAGATTGTTTGACCGCTTTAGAGTGGGCTTTCGAAACAGCGAAAGCTCATAAAATTAAAGATATTGTGTTCGCTGGCGACTTGTTCCAAGATCGACAAAAGATCGACGTAGCAACTTACAGCCTCACGTTTGACGTTCTTTTCAAACACTGCGATGGCAGCATCAATCTCTGGTTGTTGCTAGGCAACCACGACATGTGGTATCACGACAAATGGGATATCAGTAGTGTCCTTCCTTTCTCCGCACTGCCGAATGTAACGGTAATTACCAAAGCTTGCACGCTTGAAATTAACGGCAAGGAAATTGATTTCCTTCCTTATATTCGTAACCCAATTGAACATTTAACTGAGCTAGGCATGGCTGCTAAACAACGCAAGGGCTTAAAAATCCTTGTTGGGCATCTTGCTGTGCATGGTGCGGAGTTAAATGCTCTTTATCACACACTTGCTGATGTTGTTTTAGAACATGATGGCGACATGGTAAAAGTGGGTCCAGAACACTTTAAAGCTTGGGACAAAGTGTTTTTGGGTCATTATCATGGTGCGCAGGAAATGGAAAATATTGAATACATTGGCTCACCGCTACAACTAACTTTTGGCGAGGCGTTTCAAGAGAAGCATCTAATCGTTTATGATTTGAAAACTGGAAATAAAGAATATATCGCCAATGAATTTAGTCCGAAACATTTAATTGTGTCGGAGGATGATGTTCATAAATATAATGTGGAAAATAATTTTGTACGACTCAGCGTTGAGAATCGTAAGTCAATTGACATATTAGACTTAAGGAAAAGTATTCAGGAGAAAAAGCCTGGCACTTTAGAGATTGTTCAAAAGCCTAAGAAGGAGCAGAAACAGGTTGTAGAGGATGCAAAAGCTATTTTGAATAAAGAAGACGAGATGTTAGAGACATACGTTAAAGAAGTGGATACAGGCGATATGGAGAAGCCTTATCTGGTCGATATCGGCAAGTTTATTTGTAACAAATCTACAACTGCATAGGAACAATTATGAGAAATCTAAAATTCAGATATGCCAGGGCTGTAAATTTTCTTTGCTTTGGTGAAGAAGGTGTTGAAATTAATTTTGAGCAATATGGGAACATTGTTTGCATAAAGGGAAAAAACTTTGATGTTAACAATGAAGATGGAACCATTGCGAGCAACGGCAGTGGTAAGAGTAGCGTACCAGAAATTATTGTGTATGCGCTGTTTGGCAAGACCATCAAGAAGCCCAAGAAGCTCTCCCACCCTGATATTATCAATAACAAATCTGGTAACAACCTAATGGTTGAATTAATTTGGGACAAATATCGTTTGGTCCGCACCAGGGATGCTAATAACAAGGGGACTTTGAGACTTTGGGAAAGTGAAAAAGGTGTCTGGAATAAAGATACTGAAATTACTATAGGTGGCGTGCCTACTACGCAAAAAGAAGTCGAGAGAAAGATTGGTTTGACCTATGAAGCATTTATAAACATCTTCATATTCAGCGATGATAACACGTTGCCATTTTTGGAATGTGATGGCCCGACCAAAAGGGAAATAGTTGAAAATTTACTTTCACTTGAGAAGTATCGTAACTATTCTCAATCTGCCAAAGACTTATTGAAAGACCTGAAAGACAAGATCAAAGACCTGACGAAAGACTATGAATCCTTTGTCGCACAGAAGGAAGCAGCAACGGTAAGAATCACACAGATAGAGAAGCAGGAAAAAGACTGGTATGATGCCAGGAAGAAAGAGCTTACCAGTCTCCTAAATGAAATCAGGAAGAAGCGGGATGAATTAGAGAAGTCTAAGACTGGTACTGCCCTGATGATCTATCAGGATGCTCAAGAACAGATTGTTGATCTACAAGATAAGGCTAAGATATTGGAAGGTGCGCAGCAAGCTGCCAATACTTCCATAGATTTCCTAAAAACTAAAGGTGCGGAACTTGAGAAATTGACCTTGGATTGTGATACTGAACATAAGTCGGTGGAGCAGCAGTATTTAGAATCCGATAATATCATAAGCAAAAATAAGAAGATAATTGAGGATGTAGAAAACAAGACAGGGAAGGAATGTCCTTACTGTTACAGCGTGGTGGATGAAGCAAATTTTGCTGATATTATCAACAAGGCAAAAGGTATTGTTGATGATAAATCAGTAGGTTTCGAAGACTTGAAAAGTCAATACGAGGCATTGAAAACTAAAAAGTCTAGTTTCTCTGATCTTAAAAAGAAACTAGATAATGCGTTTGTAGAGCGTAAAAACAAGTTAAACACAGCAACGAAAGAGTTAAGTGACGTTCATTTTGAAATTTCTAAACTATCTAAAATTCAGAAACCAGATATAGATGTAACTGAATTGCTTATTGGGGAACAGGTCGAATCATTGAAGAAGCAGTCTGTTGAAAAACAGGAACAACTTGACGGCGATACGCCTTTTGTTGACATTAAGGGGACTGCCGTTTCGGACCTGGCACAGAAAATTAAGGACTGTGATGACAAGAAGGAAGAAATTAAGAAAATTGAGAAAGATGCTCCTTATTACGAATTTTGGGTAAAGGCGTTTGGCGATAGCGGTATTAGAAAGTACGTTATTGATGGTATTATTCCGACACTAAATGATCGCATTGAATACTGGCTGCAATTTCTGATTGATAATAAGATCAAATTAACGTTTGATAATGAATTACAAGAAACAATTGACCGTTATCCTTTCAACGGCAGACCTTACGTTTACCACGGTATGTCAGGTGGTCAGCGGCGACGATTGAATTTGACTGTGGCCGCAGCGTGGGCATTTATCTCTGCACTCAATTCTGGTGCATCCCCATCGACTATTTTCCTTGACGAAGTTACAATGAATATGGATATTGTTGGCATTCAAGGCATCTTCAGAATGATTTGTGAATTGGCAAAAGAAAAACAGGTATTTGTGATTGACCACAATGAAACCCTGTTACAAATGTTGGATGGATGTGATACAATCTACTTGGAAATGCAGGACGAGATTAGTACAAAAGTTGTTGACACTTGTGGTAGTAACTGATATTATTTTCCTCCCCAAATTAATAACAAGAAAAAATTAGTTCATAACACTTACATATATTCCCTCGGTAGAAATAGGAGAATAAGAATGGGCGTCTTCGATAAGCGTGTTGCTTTTAAGCCTTTTGAATATCCAGAGATTTTGGAGTATAAAAACTCAATAAATCATAGTTATTGGCTTGTTAGTGAATGGAATTTCATTGGTGATGTTCATGATTTTAATGTCAAGTTAGGCGGCGTGGAAAAGAATGCTATTAAAAATGCTATGCTAGCCATCTCACAGATTGAAGTATCTGTGAAAAAATTCTGGACTAAACTTGGCGACCGATTCCCCAAAGCTGAGTTCGAACAAGTTGGTGTTACATTTGGTGAAAGTGAAGTTAGACATAGTGATGCTTATTCTCACTTGTTAGAAGTCCTGGGTCTAAATGATGATTTTGCACTGTTGTTGGAGAATCCAGTGATCCAAGGACGTGTTGATTATCTAACCAAGTACCTCAAAGGTGCTTCAGAAAATAGTAATGAAAACTATACCCTAACTCTAACATTGTTTGCTATTTTTATTGAAAATGTAAGTCTATTCTCACAGTTCTTGATTATTAAGTCTTTCAACAAGCATATGAATATTTTGAAAGACATTGATAATGTCGTTCAAGCAACGCAGAAGGAAGAATTGGTACACGCACTGTTTGGTGTCGCATTAATTAAGATTGTAGAAAAAGAATACCCTGATTGGTTTAATGAGCATTTTTATGACAAATTATACAGAGCGTGTAAAAAGGCATATATTGCAGAATGCAATATCATTGATTGGATTTTTGAACAAGGGGAATTAGCATTTCTGCCAAAAGATGTTGTCAAAGAATTCATAAAGAACAGGTTCAATGAAAGTGTTGAAATGATAGGTGGTGAGAAAGTATTTGAAGTTGATGAGGCAAAATTACAACACGTTAAATGGTTTAACGATGAAATTTATGCAGAAGTAAATACTGACTTCTTTCACAAGAAACCAGTGACATACTCTAAGAAAACAAAATCAATAAAAGCAGATGATATATTTTAAGGAAATAGAATAATGAGTGAATATAGATGGTTGACCGATCTCTCCAGACAGTTTTTAGAAAGGGATTATTTAGTAGATGGTCAGACGGTAGAAGAGAGAGTCGATGTAATATGTGATACAGCAGAACGAATCTTAAAGAAGCCTGGTTTTGCCAAAGCATTCAAAGACAATTTGAAAAAAGGTTGGTACTCTCTTAGTAGTCCAATATGGTCTAATTTTGGCACTGCTCGCGGGCTTCCCATCAGTTGCTTCGGTTCCATGATCGAAGACACAATGGAGAGTATTCTTTATACTCACGCCGAAGTCGGCATGATGACTAAACACGGCGGGGGTACGTCCGCATATTTTGGCAAACTACGAGGTCGTGGTTCACCCATAAAGAAGAATGGTGAAAGTTCAGGTTCCGTTCATTTCATGTCTATGTTCGAGAACCTCATCAATGTCGTGAGTCAGGGGACTACACGCAGGGGTAATTTCGCCGCCTACTTGCCCATTGACCATAAAGATGTTGTTGAATTTATTGGCATTCGTAATGAAGGCCATATGATTCAAGACCTATCCTTTGGTGTCTGTGTTTCTGATGACTGGATGCAGTCAATGATTGATGGTGATAAAAATAAGCGAGTGATTTGGGCTAAAGTATTAGAAAGTCGTGCTAATAAAGGGTTCCCTTACATTTTCTTCACAGACAATGTGAATAAAAACACCGTTGATTGCTACAAAGACAAAGGAATGCAAATTACGCATTCCAATCTTTGTACGGAGATTATGTTGCCTGATACAACAGACGAATCATTTGTATGTGATTTGTCCAGCATGAACATCCTCTATTTTGATGAGTGGAAAGATACAAATGCTGTCGAATTGTTAGTATATTTTCTCGATGCTGTAATGACGGAGTTTATTGAGAAGGGCAAGAAGGTTGATTTCATGTCACGGCCTGTCCGTTTTGCAGAGAGACACCGCGCACTTGGTATTGGTTGGCTTGGCTATCACAGCTATTTGCAGAGCAAGATGATTCCATTTGAGAGTATGGAAGCCAAATACGCTAATGCTGCTGTTGCCAAGAACATCAAAGAAGCTGCGTATAAAGCTTCAATGAAAATGGCACAAGAATACGGTGAGCCAGAAGTATTGAAGGGTTATGGTCGCAGACACTCCGTTTTGTTAGCGATTGCACCAACAAAATCTTCTGCCTTTATTCTCGGCCAGGTTTCTGAAAACACTGAGCCTAACCGTACAAACATAGTTGTCAAGGACTTGCAGAAGGGTAAGTATACGATGCGAAATACTTACTTAGAAACAGTGCTTGAGCAGTATGGCAAGAACGATGAACCAACGTGGCTTGATATTTTGAAGCATGGCGGCAGCGTTCAGCATCTTGAGTTCTTGAGCAAGCATGAGAAGGATGTGTTTAAGACATTCGCTGAGATTAGCCCGAAAGAAATTGTTGTTCAGGCTGCACAGCGACAGAAGTACATTGACCAGGGACAAAGTTTAAACCTGATGCTGCACCCATCTGTTCCGATCAAGGACGTAAATGCTTTGATTATAGAGGGATGGCGCATGGGCATCAAATCATTTTATTATCAATATAGTGTCAATGCTGCACAAGCGTTCGCAAGAAATATTCTAGCTTGTGCGAGTTGTGAGGCGTAAATAATGACAATAATACCACTTGATTTGAACTTTTTTAATGATAAGGCGATTTTACTTCATGGAATAACAACTTTAGTTATAAAACAATCAATGACAGATTGTTTGAACTATTTGCAAGCAACTAATGATTTCCATGAGGCACACGATTGGCCAACCGTGGATGTTGTGCAGGACTCCACCCATTTTAGCACTTATATTCATAACACTCTGCTTACCTTTATGAGTATTTGGTGTGTAAAAATGTTCAGGAACACATATAATAATGGATATCCTGATTTGCTTCCTATGGGCATGTATGAAAACAATAGTGTTAAGCATGGAGATGGATGTGAAATTAAATGCACATCAACTGGACTTAATGCATCTTTGGGGCATAGTGCCAAGAATGGGTACTTTGTCATCTTTGGATTTGATAAATCCCCATTTAGATTTACTGAGGTGTATGCAAATGAATTAGTCATGGGTGATTGGAATTATAGCGGCAGAAAAGAAGGCAGTAGTAGAACGCCAACTTCTTATTTAAACCAAGCTGGTAAAGACAAAATGAGACAAAATTGCATATATGCAGTGCCGCGTGATCCTTCTTTTGGCAAAAGAAAGAAAAAGAAAGGTAAAGATAGTATAATTCTATTTTTACCTTTACTCAACAAATGTAGCAGTCCAGAAATCGTCTGCTAGTTGCATGTTGCAAAGATAAGCATATGGCATATAGCAATAGCCTCTATCCCCCCACATGCCCCAACTATTACGGACTATAAATCGTTGTTTGGCGTCATCATAACCAACGACTACAATTGCGTGACCACCAAGCATTCTTTCGTTGCGGTATGGCATAGGAACCATGCCAGTGTTGGCAACTGTAGAAGTCTCAAATGAACTATAAACGGCAAAACCGCCTACAATTGGGAACCCGCTTGCAAGACATGTTTTCATGTCTTCTAATCTAGAATTGTCAACACGGGTGTAACGTAAAATTTGATGGTTTAACCCATCTACATAAACTTTTCTATTTGGTTTTACAGCAAACTTACTGATATTATACCACCAAAGGGCTTCGTGTGGATTACCTAATTGAGACACAACTTTGAACCCGCTACGAATGGTAGCCCCAGCGTCTTCTTGGATTGTTCCCTCTAATGCCCTTTCGTTGTAATAAATGAACAATCTGGAAGGTGTAAATACTTGTTTATTTTGTTTCTTTTTCAAATATGCAACTAATGCAGCAATGGCTTGTGCTGTGCAGGAACCAAGACTACCTTGGTCATAAACCGCTGGGCATCCAGGTCTTAAATCAACCAACGGTGGCGTGGCCGTAAGGTTCATTGGTGCTGCATAATGAAAATCACGAAAGTCTGGAATACTGTTTTTCCAGCCATAACCCTTTTTTGTATTTTTACTCATGTAACTATCTATGGAACAAATGAACAAAATCACTGCTGGCAATTGCATAGAATTGATGAAACAAATGGTGTCAGATTCGGTGGAATTGACTTTAACTGATATTCCTTACGACGTGGTAAATCGAGATTCAAATGGATTACGAAACTTTGACAAGACGAATGCTGACGATAAAACCTTTGATTTGGATGTATTTGTTGCAGAAGTGGTTCGTGTAACAAAAGGCAGTATTTATATCTTTTGTTCAACGGAACAAGTCAGTTTTCTGAGAGCAGAATTAATTAAATATGGATTGTCAACAAGATTGTGTATATGGGAAAAAACCAACCCAAGTCCTGTAAATGGTCAATATTTATGGCTTTCTGGCGTTGAATGTTGCGTTTATGGCAAGAAAAAGAAGGCAGTATTTAATGAACACTGCAAAAATACAGTATGGCGTTATCCTGTGGTGAGAAAACAACTACATCCCACACAGAAACCACTTGATCTATTTCGGTATCTTGTTAAAGTTAGCTCTAGCGTGGGAGATATTGTTTTTGATCCATGTGTTGGTAGCGGCACAACTCTTGTAGCTGCAAAATTAGAGGGAAGGCAATACCTGGCTTTTGAACTCAGCGAAGAATATGCGGCAATAGCGAAAAAGCGAATAGAAGAAACTCAATTAGTGAATGAAATATAATTCAATTTGCTGTATTTGCGGTAGGGAGACAGAGAGGTTTGACGGATTAATGGAACATGTTTATAACAAGGCCAAAGATGGCTATATTGCTGTTGAAGTAAGCTTTAGCAGATATACCGAAGAAGGCAATTTCCAAAAACACATAAGATCAATTGACTTTTGTTATTCCTGTTCTAGAAAATCTTATACGATAGAGGAATTAAAGACTATCGGAAATTATAATCAGTGGAGTTACTGATGGCTAAATACATAGCAATTCTTGGGGGTGTTATTAGTGGCACAGGAAAAGGCATTTCCGCTGCTTCCATTGGATTTCTATTGAGTTTGCGTGGCCATAAGGTTCAGCCAATTAAGTTTGACCCTTATTTCAACACAAACGCAGGAGTTCTCGCCCCTAGAGAGCATGGCGAAGTGTTTTTATGTGATGACGGCAGCGAAACTGATTTAGATTTAGGACATTATGAACGTATTATTGGTGTACCAGTATCAGGCAAGAATATCATGACCAGTGGTACACTCTATAAAGAATTACTGGCAGAAGAAGAGGAAGGTAAATATCTCGGTCAAACAGTTCAAGTTATACCACATTTAACCGATAAAATACAAAACCGTTTAAAGGAATTGGGTAAAGACGCAGAAATTGTAATTTGTGAGATTGGTGGGACCGTTGGCGATCTGGAAAGCGGTCCTTATCTAGAAGCTATACGTCAATTCAAACAGAAGAATTGGGATGATGTTTTAATTATGTTGGTCGCTCCTATCCTGTGGATTCCAACAATCAAAGAGTTTAAGACAAAACCATTGCAAAATAGTGTCAAGGAAATGCAGTCTTTTGGTTTACAGCCTGATATTTTACTATGTCGTATTGATCGTGAAATGCCTACTAAAATGCTTGATAAAATTGCCCATTTAACCAATGTGCCCCGTGAAGCCGTCTTTGACGCCCCTGACGTTAAAACTATCTATCAAGTGCCCATTGAGTTCTATAACCGACATATTGACGATTTGATTGCTGATAAATTCCATTTGAAACGAAATGGTTGCCGTATCCACAAATATCGTGACCTAGTGGAAAAATACGTCGATCATGCCGATATGCCTGTTGTTAATATAGGCATTGTGGGTAAGTATGACAACTGTGATGAAGCTTATTTATCTTTAAAAGAAGCTGTATATCATGCTGCGGTTGAACATGAAGTCAGGGCTGATATCAAATGGATTAATGCTAAAGAGCTTGAACAAGCCAAGGATATGCGTGGCGTCTGGAAGTATTTTGAAGATATAGACGGTGTTATTGTTCCAGGCGGGTTTGATTCATCTGGTGTGGAAGGCAAGATTAGAGCTATTAGGTATGTAAGAGAGAAGAAAATCCCTTTCTTGGGTATTTGTTTGGGTCTACAATGTGCTGTTATTGAGATTGCTCGTAATCTTTGTCACCTGGAGGGGGCTAACAGTGTTGAGTTCGACAAAGATACCAAGCATCCTGTAATTCACTTTGTAGAAGGGCAGGAGAAGATCAGAAAGAAGTCAGGGACAATGCGGTTGGGTGCTTTTGATTGTGAATTGGTTAAAGGGAGTATCATACATGAATTGTATAAGAAGACTACAATCAGTGAAAGGCACCGCCATCGCTATGAAGTAAACGCTGAGTATGTTGGTCATCTTGAGAAGGTTCAATTTGTAACCTCTGGAGTTAATCCTGATACTAAGCTAATCGAAATGATGGAGTTGGATCGGGCTGTGCATCCATTCTTTGTAGCTACACAAGCACATCCTGAATTTAAAAGTAGATTAGGTGGTCCTGCCCCATTGTTTAATGGTTTAATTCAAGCTGCTATTAAATCGAAATCGGAAAAAAATCTTCCAAATACTACATAATGTATTATGGAATTTAAGAGTTTTTTGCTTACGGAACAGAAAGAGTATTTCGCTAATAGAGTCAATAATATACTTACTGGTATTCATGAGTTGCTCGCAGCCAAAAAGCAAATGGGTGCGAAACAGATGGTAAGGAATGCGGAGGATGTTGCGAATCAAATTCGTAAAGTTCTCCACACAAGTTGGCCACGATCTGAGCATAAGCATCTCAAAGTTTTACAACAATGTGGTGTTGCTTTGATGAAAGCCATCGAGGATAAAGGGGACTTGCCAGACGTGTTCAACAGCGTAAGGGCCGAGTTGGAAAAGCTGAGCCACAAGTTGCGTATTCCAGCCAACAAGCTTGGAACAGGCAGGGAAGAGACTCCAAAACGGCCTGAAGGCCCGCCGCCTGGTGCAAAGGCAGAAGGCCCGCCGCCTGAACCGCAGAGTCCACCAATCAATCAGCAAGTAGCTGATATGGGGTCATTGGGACAATAAACATGCAAGTAGCTTCAGAGATACACAAACTAGGTATATTAATTAAGCGATATTGGGTTGAGTCAAGAAAACAGTTCCTTCATTATGGGGATTGTGAAATTCACTCTGCACCGCGCCCGTTTTGCAGTTGCGGTCTTATCCATCAATTAAGGTATTTGGATAGTACATTGGCGGGCATAATTTTCCCCAAATATTGGGATGATCTATATTATCAGGATATGGGCCGTCGTAGGAAAAAGAAAAGCAACGCAGAAACAGCAGAAGCTATGAAATTATTGGAGAGCATATTTGGCAAAATAGAAAAAGCTAATTTTGAAGATATAAAAATGGATTATGATGACATGTATAAAATTATAGACTCTTATTTTACAAAGCGAAACTTTCCAGGCGCGTTCAAAAGATTAGATAAATGGCTTAAAAAAGAAGTTACTGCTCAGTAGTCTCATCTTCTAAGTGTTCCAAAACTTCTGCAATTCCTTCACTTGTTAACTGACCTATCTTGACTGCTTGACTGAGGGCTTCCAGCAATTTGTTTTGCGTGGCAATCAATCTTTCCAAATCTGTTTGTATTTGCCTTTCTAGTCCTTTAATTTCTTCTTCATGAGCTATATCCTGTTCAAGCAACTCTTTTAGTTCTATAAAAATTGTTCTGTAAGCTATATCTTGTTTCTTTTCTGATCTGTTTTGGCTCATCATAATGAATGGAGCCTGAAATGCAGCCACAAAACTAAGGACTAAATTGAGCAAAATAAAAGGGTAAGGGTCAAAATGATAGGGCTTGAGGTATTCTAACGAGTTAAATACAATCCAACTCAGCAGGATTGTGCCGAATAGAATGATGAACTTCCACGATCCTGCGAAGGTCGCTACGTCATCTGCTATTCTCTCGCCAAAAGTTCTGTCGTCATTTGTCACCGATTTATTTATAGTTGACAAAATAATTTAAGAATAGTATAATTTGAACTAATTTAACTTCATGGACGAAGATTTTTTTGTGGAAGATGAGTTCTTAATGCCTAAGAAAAAGAAGAGAATAAACACTGGTCGAAAAGGTAAGCGACGTGAACGCGAGGTGGCCAAGATTCTTAATGAACGTTTTGGTGGGGGGTTCTCGCGGACGATTGGCTCTGGCAATCGAACCAAACAGGTTACTTTCTTGCCGAAGCACGCGCAGGATACCTTCTCAGGCGACTTGGTAACACCTGAAAACTTTGCTTTCAGTATTGAGAGCAAGGGTGGCTACGACGATGTAGATTTGGTGTCTGTTTTCGATGGTGGCCACGGACAGATTGACGAATTCTTGGCGCAGGCGCAGTTTGATGCGGACGGCTGTAAGAAGAAGCCGATGGTGGTCTGGAAGAAAAACCGCAAGCCTATGCTTGGCATTATACGGACGACGGACCTTCCCTCCCGTGATTGGGAGTTTAAATTGACCTATAAAACGTGGTCGATTGTTAGCTTCGATGAATTACTCAAGGAAGACAACAAATTCTGGTTCACAATTTAATTCTTGTTGTTTCTTGATCCAATTTCGCCGCCGCCGACGGCGCTTCTTTTGGGATTCAGTTTCGAAGGAACTATGAATTTTGTGTTCCTTATCAATCCATTTTTTTTGTCGTTTCCACGCTTTGAGCATGTTTTTGAAAGCGTCGGGTCCATCTTTACGCTCTACTCTCAACCGAACTATATTTGACATTTAGTAATAAGGGGTTGTCCTCATTACTATTACAGTAACGTTCTGTAAATTTTAAGTGGGTGAACCACTGAGCGCATCTTCTACGTCGGCCAAGATCGCTTCATCAGATTGTTTCGTCGGTGATTTTGAACTTGCATCAACTGTATGTTGATTCCTCTTTGGTTGACACATAACGCGATAGTTATTCTGCCATTCAAAAAGGTCATCCAAGGCGGGTTTCAAATGACCTTTGAAGGTTCCGCCCCGCAAAAAAATACGAATGGCTGTGACGGTTCGACGGTAAATTTCTTCCGTGTTGTTGCGCTTGTTATATCGAATGAGCCATTCCCACAGTGCCAAGCATGGATCACCGTGGCCTTTGAATTCACGATTTGCAACCGCTTCTACAAACGGCTGCATGGTTTTCTTACCATGCCAGAGGATCGCCTTGCCAAGTGCGCCACAGACCGCCACACTTAAATCTTTTGGTAGAGTGCTTTGAAGATAAGTGATTGTGTCATTGTAAACTCTCTTAAAGTCCTCCATTTCGTGCTGGGTTCCAGCAACGTTATTGGCTTTGACTCTACCATTGCAACCTTTCATCATTTGGTTTGCAATGCCATCGAATCGGTTGCCCCTGGCTGTAATGCGACCCATCATTTCCTCCTATTCAAAGTTGTCGAGTTTGTAAGTTTTGCTTTTGTCTGGAATATAAGCAGACGAAGCATTCCTAGTCATGAACCAGTGCCAACGTTCAGGGAATTTTGGCACAACAGGACTCCCCTTCCCATCTGTAATTAAGAAAACAGCTTCTGGATAGGCTGATTTTTCAGCCTTCATGACGTTTTGAATATTTCGTTCGATGATATTAAAACAAGTGCCACCGCCACCGTAAATTTTACGGGAGACAAGCGTTGTTTCATGAACCGCAACGTCGAAACAAAACAATCTTACTACAAATCTATCCTTTGGTAAGGACATAGCCGCCCGAAAAAATCGGTCTTTGTACTTTACACAAGAACCAGACGTGTCCATGTACAGGTGGATAGGTATGCGGTCGAAATCCTTTGATTCATCCTCCATTTCACTTGGCAGGATGATTTCTTGCGGTAGCAATTCAAAACGACGGGCCACTCGCGCCCATTGTTCATGTTCATCCAAACCTGACCGCATGTATTTTTGACTCCATTTGAATATCACAGTCTCCCATTTCTTTTTCGCTGCAACTGGAGCCACGTTGATAAAGGACCAGTTGCCACAACCGTATCCACCATGTTCGTTTTCACATTCCACTCTCTCTTTGGTGTAATGTTTCTTAATTATGTCCTTAATACTATCTTTTTCTTCTTGGGTAAGTCTGCTATCCAACTTGCCTATAATGGTATCCACGTCCCCATTCAGGAAGGAATGATCGTCAATCGTGAATACATTAATCACCATTGACTCTGGTATTTTCTGATAATAATATTCATACGATTCATTCGTAGGAATCTCTGCCATCTTTGGATCATCCTTGAAGGTTGTGTCTGTCCAGCACAATACATCTTCATCCCTGATCCGTGAGCGGTCAAATCCGAATGCATTTACCAACAGGTGATTGACGACGATATCCAGCGCCGTGTTAATTCGTGGTGCGTCCTTGCCTTTTGTGGTTCGGATGCCATGATTTAAGACGACATGTAGGCATTCGTGTGAAATTACGAACAGACGTTCATAAGGCGTAAGGTTGTTCCAATAATCGGGGTTGAATAGGAATTCAACGAATTCACCGCTACTGCCCGCGAAGCGGACGGCAGCGGTTTCAATTTCATCAGTAAAGAATGGACGACCCATGTGCCACAATTCATAGAATATGGCATGGTGGTCTTCTAGGGCAAGACTAATCTCCATCCACTCGGCATGAGTAATCATTAGTTAGCCTTTTTTACAGGACAATATAGCTTCTTTTCCAAGCCATTGTCCCGCATCTTGTCTAAAAGACCGCTGAATTTTTGACCATAGTTAGTCAAAATTTCATTCCAAGATAACCCACTTGCCTGATTGATCCTGTCAACGCAATGATTAACAATGCCAACCAAATGACGGAGTTTTGTAATGGTGTCCGCATGTGAGCGACATGCCAGCATGTTAATCATTTCCAAAGTATCAACTGCTTCGTTGAGTGTCAGAGTCTGTGGAATATTTTCCACAAGATCATCATAGACTTTTGTGCGTTGTGGCGTTGTATCTAGTGGCTGAGAGAGCCAGCCAGCGATACGAGTTGACCACTGAACCGCCGTAATACGGTGGCTAAAATAAGGTTTCTCTGCCGTGTTGGTTGCGGCATTATTTCCGAACACCGCCGTCAACAACTTATTGTTGTCGATTTCTTTCTTCAGTCTTCGGACCAGAATCTTATCAGTATTTGTCTTCAAGGCGTCTCTGATTAGCCGCGAGAAGATTGTCACTTTATCACAATTGGCAACAATGAAGTTATAGGCAGCTTCATTGCTAGCCAACATGGATGCCAATTTTTCTGTGGTGATAGATTGTAAGAAAAACAGCATCCATTCGTGCGTGTCTACATCTTCTGGAATATGACCAATAAGATACCTTGATGCAGCCGCGTAGTTGTTTTCAACTTGCAGATACTTTCTAGCGGCATCCAGATCATTTTTATTGAACAAATCTTTCAAGCGTTCATCAACGGGACCAGTCTTGAGTAAATTACTTAGCTTGGAAGGGTTTGTAGAATGCGGTAGCACGTCTTTGATATCGCCGCCAGGGATGTTGAACATCTTAAGCGCATATTCAAGACGACGCGGGCTTACTTCCATCTGTTGTTCAGGAGTCAGTGATTGCCACCATCCAACTGCTGCTTTAGCTTGGCGAGCATCAAATTTACTTGCAAAGTAGGCTAGTTTTGGTTCATAAGGAACGCCAACCTGGACTTCAAAGCGGTCCTTTTGTGCCTTGTCTAGAGCTTCGACCTGATAATCACCTTCATCTTCTGGATTAATTGAGGCCCAAATGAAACGAAGATTTTTAAATGGTCTTCCATTAATGCTTTTGTACTGAAGTAACTCCATAACCGCATTCCGCACTTTCTTGTGGGAGCGGTTGAATTCATCCATGAAAATTGCTTCAATCGTATCGTCGCGTAGGTCGCGGGGGAGAATGTAATCAAGATATGGACCCTTATCGTCATTGACGACTTTCGGCACGCCGATGAAGTCACACCACGGGTCCATCGTGGCAGCACTATAAGGCTTAAACTTTAGATTGTTTCTCTTAAAGGCTTCTATGATTCGTGTCGTTTTGCCCGCGCCATAATGACCGACGAAAAGAACGTTGAGATTATTCTTAATCCAGAAATCAAGTTTTTCATCCCTTAATTCCCGCATCACTTGCATAGCCATGCTCCAACTTTGTTTGAGTGGTCCTCCCTTACTATACTACAAATTAGGCGAAAGTAAAACAGGAAAAGAATGGTGAACTTGTGTCCACCATTCTTTTCCTGTTCGTCTTAGTTACACTCAGGGCTGGTTTTCGTCACTGTGGATGAAAACTTTGCCCGCGCCAGGTGCGTCGTCTGGAACATTCCACCCAGGCAACCACTCGAAAATATCCTGTTCTTTCGAGGTGATGCGCTTGGCGTCACGCTTCTGAGCGTGTGCGTGAATAGCGGCCAGCGCCTTCTTGTAGTAGATGATTGGCGAAACATAGGAGGTTCGCCGTCCCTGTTTCTTGGCGTTTTGCAGCCAAAGATACAGCGCCTTTGCGGGATCGCCTTCACCACAGAATTGCACTGTCCGCAATCGCTCCACAAACGGCCCGACGATTTCCTCGCCCCACCACAACATGCCCTTGCCGATGACTGCTTGCAAGTCAGCGCGGTAATTAACGTACTTGCTGCGCACGTTAGTCATGATCCAGTTAATAATCCGCTGATGCTTGAGCATGAACGTAGCAATCTCAGACTCCGTGTAGCGAAGGCCGCGATTGCTCAATCCCCACATCATAGAACGGCAGAGCGCCGCCGTCTTGTGAGTCATCTTCAAGTCGGGGAATAGGAACCCCAACTTTTCGTTGATAGGCCGCTTGTCGCCGCTGTCAGTCGCATAAATGCCTTCTGGCGGCACGTTCCACGTCACATAGATTGGCCAACCAGCCCCCGCCTTGATAATAGCCAGCGCGCGATGCTGTCCATCGTGCATATTGCCGAGCTTATTAACGGCGATGGATTCATGCGTTTGCAGCCAGCGGTGGTTCTGAATATCCCGCTTTAGACCTTCCACATGCCCCATTTTAATCTTGCGGTTTATGGGGTTGTAGTCCAGCAACTTCTGAGCCATTTCAGGTGTGATATAGACGAATTCGCTATACTGATGGCTCACGCGCGGGTACTGGAACCACGGCTTTGCGTTCTTATCCTTCTCAGCGCATTGTAAGTAGTAATCGTAGTGTTCCATCGCCCGACGCCATTCAGCGGCATCACAGCTTGTAGGACAGACTGGCCAATGCGCAGGCCCAGGCAGAAGGATCACTTGCGGAGCAGGCGGCGTAACAGGAGCGGGAGCAACAGGAAGGTTCGATGTGGCGAGAGCAACCTGACTTGGGACGGTCGCCGCACCCTCAACAGACTTAGCGACACCCATCTTCGTCAGCAGTAACCTAAGATCACCGATGGAGTTTTCACTCATTCCACCATCACTCACGTCTGGATTCAGCGCAATCTGACGTTTCTGTGCTTCAACCCGCCGCCATTTTCTCTGTCGGGACTTCTTAGACATTGTACCTCCAAAGTCTTTTGGTCCGTCTGGCTTAGTCGTCATGATTTAATTTACTACTTTTTTGTGGATTCGCAAAATCCTTTTTGCAGAAATTTTAGTTTCAGCCACAACCGATTCCCTATCATACGTCAAAATCCGCCATTGGTAAGCAGAAATCGTAGAATTTGCTTTTTCAATGGCGGATTTTGACGTAAAGCTTTGGCTTAAACCAAGTTAAATTGGTTGATTCTTTTTACATTGTTATATGTGATTACGACTTTATGTGTGAGAATTTCGCTGCTTCCGTAATCATATGCGGTCGAGTGGTCTGCTATTTTCAGTCCAATGAAATTAATTAATGAAATTGGGATTCCACATCCATCTAGATGTGTTAAAGTAGCGGTGGCAGCATTTTTGTTTTCATCTACTAAAGCTTGAATCCAACTGAAAACTGCACCTTTAGCATCGTCAAAGACCTCAATAATAATTCTTTTCCCAGCGTATTCAGTTTTGATGGATTTCATCCAGTAATGAATATCTGGATAATTTTCGTTAGTTAACGTCCATCTGAAAGTTCTTGGGATTATTATATTTGGCGAGTGTGCTGGGTGTCCTTGCATATCGACTTTTGCTTTTTCAATTTTCTTTTCCTTAATACTACATCTTACCTCTCTATCCATTCGTCTCCTTTTAAGAATAAATTTGGAATTGGTTTGTGTCCGATATATAGATGTTCGTTCCAAAATCTAACTCAAACCATATATCATATATTCCACAGTCAAATTTCCTTGTGTCTATCTTATAAAAACCTCTATTTTTTTCTCTATAATCAGTTGGTTGCCTGTCAACCACTAACCTCAAATCACTTTCACAAGGCAGACAATCACCGCATCGCTGACTTATAAACACAAAAAGCTGGGCTGAAATGGCTAGGTTCTCATAATAAGTGCATAAATCAGTAGCTCTTGGCACGTTAGGTATAATTTCTATTTCAATAGACTTTACTTCACCAAATCTCATCTTATTTGGCTGGAAATAGAAACTAAAGTCATAAACTATAGGGATGGGGGTTGTGTACCACAATTCAGAAAAAACCTGAAATAGCTGGTCATGATTGGCTGGGGTATCGCCAGGCTGAAACACAACTTCCCATTCATCTACATAACGACCTAGTTTGGTGTAAATTATTGGGTCTAAGTATAAATCAATGTAATATTCACCCTGAGCAGGATTAACGACGCTTGACGCTGGTATGGTTTGTACTAGCACTCTTCCCATTGTAACAGGGTCGCACTTGCAAACATCTTGATCTAAATAGTATATTCTTATCTCATTAATAGTTTGCACTTCGGCAGTCATGTTGGAATTTGAGACAAAGAATTTTAGCCTTACTGTATCACCAATTGTTGGGTTTTGATATCGGTCTTTTAATGCAGCCACACTTTACCCCTTACTTTGAGATTTTCTACTGTTTATGTATTTAGTAACAAACTTGGCAATATCATCAATTTTGGCACTTCGCTCTCTGGCTTGATCTTTGATTTCTTTCTTCTGAAGCCAGTGGTTTTTAAGGCTTCTTTTTTCTTCAACCAAGTGATATTGTAGGACGAATTTCTCCTCAATTAATAACCAATTATTTTCCGCGTCTTGCTTTCTCGATATGCTCATTTTCTTTCTCTTTCTGGTCTATGAATTTCTTAATTAAGTATTTACGCTCATTAATAGGATATTGTAAAAATTCACGACGCCCTACATGAAGATGGTACAAGAAAAAGAATTGCTCATCCATTAGGTAGTGCCAGAATCCGAGTCCATCGTCGGTTCCTCCCCCTTCTTTTTCCTGTGCCGTGGGAAGAAAAAACCTGCTTCAAGTGGCAAATCAACATCAAAATCATGGAAACACAAAGGACAAGTGATTTCGCATTTTGTATCTACGCCGAATGGAGGATCAACAACCAAACCCCTTAGATAAGAAACATCCTGAATTGGAAGTTTCTTTAGCAAAATCATTAACTCTATCTTATCATCAACGCCTTCAACACTGTCTAACATTAACGCAATTCGATATAGTAAACTGTCGTCTATAGCAGCGTCATTATATTCTTTTACTCTTTTCTCACGATAATCTGTAACTGCTATTTCATCTTTGCCCCGTGGAAAATGCCAAACAAAATTAAGATTAGATTTAGGCAATACGTCAGTTAAAGGTGTTTGAAGTTCAGGAGGACAATAATTTACCATCAATTGATCGAGCCTGATTGTATAGTTAAATTTCTTGTCACAGTCTGGACATTTAATTTCTACTTCATATTCATGGCCATATGAAATACTTCTTAATGCTATTAGGAGATAGGTTCTGTCGATGGAAAGGAGTTCGTCAGCCTTGATGGTTTCTTTAATACATCTTTGGAAAATCATGTTAATAGCAGTGCCCCTCTTAACATATCTTGGGGTAGCTAGAATTTGTTCCTCTTCGCCTGTCATTGGGCGAACATGAATTACGCCATCCGTTGGCCCATCACCACCATTATAAAATGCGCCCTTGGATGGCAAGGTCACTTCGTCATAGATAAAAGCTTGCCCGCGCAGTTGTTCAAGGATTCCTTCTAATTGAGGACTGCCTACAGAACGAACCTTGCCCTGTAACTTAGCAGTTTGTGGCCGCGCTTTAGGCTGAGACTTAGGCTGTTCAATTGCTGGTTCAACTGGCCCTAAATCTGCAAACGGGTCTTTTTGGTTTGCTAATTTAGCATCCGCACCACCAGTTGTTTTTTCTTGTTTCACTTGTTTTAAAGCTTCATGGAACTGTGGCGGTACTTTTCCCATGAATCTGATTGCATTCTCGCTCACAGCGGCAGGGTCACGATTTTCTTGACGAATAATTTCTTCTGACATATTATCTCCTTTAACTTAAATAATTGAGTATGATTAACATAAATCTGAAAAATATAGAAGAGTTAGTATTTAAAAATCCCAAGGTAAAATCCTTATTTCCAGACTTAAGGCACTTGTTTGACCAGTGGCTACTTAGCTATAGATTCCCAGCTTTGGACACAATGCGGAAACAAACCATAATAGATTTGTTAAATGCTCTCGATGGACCACATGTAGAAAAACTAGCGAGGTTGTTCGGTGATATGGTGTACATTGAAAAACTGGATCACCATATCGTGAAGAATATAAATTTTTCCACAAATGAATCCATCGAGAGGGAATTGACAAAACATGGGAGTTATACTAATATTGCTTTGAGCAGAAGTGCTAATCAAGTTTATATAACCATGTGGAGGTAATTTTTATGGAAATTATTTTGTTTATTCTCGGAGTGGTTGGGATGACTCATATCATTGTGGACGCCAGTATCTTTCAATGGCTCCGTGATTATATGGATAAGCACCTACCTGAAAAAGTTTCTAAATTGATACACTGCTATCAGTGTACTGGATTTTGGTGTGGTGGATTTTGCGGATGGGCCGCATTTACCAATCTAACTTTGTCCCAAATATTTTTAGCTGGTTGCGCTGGCAGTCTCCTGGCTAACTTCATGGCTATTTACATGAATTATTTGGAGGCTAGAACAATAATTAATCTGGAACATAAAGAGGAATAATGGCCCTGAAATACTATAGATTAAATTGTGAAATTTGTGGATATAACTCAATAACAGATGGTTCTAATACTAATTTAGTTGAATACAAAAGGTCTAAAGTTCAGAAAGAAATACCAAAATTGGACCCAACAACGGGGAAAACGGTCGAATCCACTTGGCTTACATTGCCCAAGAAATACAAATGTCCGAAATGCGGTAGACTAATTTCTCCTAGAAAACTTAAGGAACCAGAACTTGAAGATAAAACCAAGATCACTTATGACAAAGATATCGCTACAGGAGGTCAAGGAGGCTTTGAGAGACTCTAAATTTAGACTCTCCCTACCACCCGAACTCAATGATGATATTAAGAAATATGAACAAAATCCAAATTGCCCATGCAATTTGGACGTTTATCGTAATATTCTAAAGTTGGGGGCCAAACAACTTAAAGAGTATTATCCTGATAAAGAAATCATAAATCCAGATACGGAATTGCCACCCTTACAGGAAAATAGCTGGACCGTAATCAATTGTACCGTTCATGAAATTGAAGGGCATTTGAAAAAGACGGGACCAGGGCGAAAACAAATTTTCGTCGCTCGTTATGAAGAACAGGCTACAGTAATCATCAATGATTTAGATGTTTGATCGGTAGACTTCTGCGGTTGATATTGCTTGTTTACACTTATCTATCATTTCCTTTGGATAGGCGTCATATTTTGAAATATGCATAGGCCAAAGGTCTGAATTTAATCGTCTGCTCCCTAAAATAATACCATTTTCATAAAACTCAATCGCCTCTTGAAATCTCTCTGCCTTGGTGTAGATATCGCCAAGTAAACACCAGAATTCCGCCATCAATGGGTTCTCTGCCAAACATATTATTACATTCTTGATTGCTTCATTTGCATTGTTTTCCACAACACCTTGAACTAAAGCTAAATAGTAACGGGCCATGACGCTTGGCACGTCATTTCTATTAGTGTTAAAAAGGTATTGAGCCATTATTCTTTTAAACTCTATGAAATTCCTATCTGCTAAAACACTAAAAGCCTTGTAATAAGCTGCATCTACAGACAATGGTGCTGTTTTCCTCCAATGATTAAGTTTGTTAGCAATAGATGGATCATTTAATTTATATTGATATAAAATTACATCTATAATTTTGGTAGGTTCTATATTGGGTTTTTCAAAAATTGGATTTTTGAAAACAACCTTATTAACTTTTTTATTCCACAATCTAGGTTCTTTAAGCATAACATCCTCTTGTAGAACCTGGAATCCGTAGACTTCCTTTGGATTAATGAATAGATTGAGCAAATGTTCGTTGAACTGAAGTATAGTTTCTGTGTCTTTTAGATACAAAATCCACTCGGTTTGAGCTAAATCTTGCAACTCAAGTAATGCTTGACTATAATTGTTCTTATCTTCTAGCTTTATAACAGCCACTGATTTATGGTGAATGTCGATGGGCAGGAAGGTGCCTAACAGAATTTGTTGTGGTTGAAGTTCAAGTACGGACTTTAAGGTATTGTTAGGATTTGTCTTGTTCAGGAGGATTACTGTGAGTGGATGCATATTTTACTTTAAGCAGATGGTCAAACGCCTCAGATAACTCAACCATGTTATTTTGAGTGAAATATTCTTTTAATTTAAGGTAATTCTCGGAAGACTTAGGGGTTCCTACTATTTTATATAATAGTTCAATTATTTGCATAAGGTTAAGTGAGTAAAATATGAAAGAAGATATTGCACCGCTTCGTGGATTAGGCGTTAATACGACCACTGCTCCGTGGGAAGGAAGTGATAGAAAAAAACCTTGGGACTATAAAATCACTGCTGCCATTCCTGCTTTAGACACATCTGAAACGCTTGAAATTTGCATAGAACTGTTGAGGTTGCAGACTGAACGCCCTTATATTCTGATAATTGATACAGGGAGCCGTGGAGAACAGCTTGAAAGAATGAGGAAACTGCAAGCTCCCGATATTGAAATACATTTTCTTCAATTAAATGCGGTTCAACATCCCTCCGACTTCCCAGCAATGGCTATGGATATAGCCTTTGCCATGTGCAGAACAGAATTTATATTTGCTACACATGCAGACTGTTTCCTTAAAAAAAGAACATTTCTATCTGAATTGCTGACTATGGCCAAAGAAATTTCCCCTGTTGTTGGGTACGAAATGTCTGAAAGAGCGCATAGTGACTGGAAAGGCATGGTTTCCCATACCGCAACGATTTATCACATGCCAACAATGGATAAGATCGGATTCGGTTGGAGCCTTCGCAGATTATGTAACATGTATAACATCAGAGACTACAAACCTAGTCCTCTACGCCCAAATTGGCCAGATACTGAAATTTTAGGCAATTATATTCTCCGATATCAAAAAATTAAACCACATCTTATTGGACATGAAGAAAACTTTTCAAGGCAAACTGACGAAAACATAGATCATATAAGGAGTTACACTTCTGGAAAGCTTTACAGTCCAGAGTATTTTAAGAAAGCAAAAGAATGGTTTGGGGATGCAAGAAATGAGGCACTTGAAAGAATAGCTGCATGGCGAACAGAAGATTATAAAAAATCTTTAAACGGTGAGCATAGATAAGATTCTATTTTTTTCTAAGGAGTGCTTTGAGTACGGAGTATTTAAATAACAAGATTTTCGAAGAAGTTATTGCCAGGTTTCAACAGTCCAAGAGGGAAAAGAGCAAATATGAGATTTGTATTGAAGATTTGCAAGGCGCGATCAATCGCGGCAATGATTGTGTGGATTTTATCCTACGATTAGACAGATTTTCAAACATGCATAAATTTGCTAGTTCAGCTTATGTTGAAACTCAACAACAATTGGCTCTTGCTTTTCTTACATTGTCGGAAAACATAGTCAGATATGCTAAATTTAATCTCATTGACATAGATGATGCTATCCAAGAAGGCGTAATGATCTGTTTCGAGAAGATTGATCGCTTTGATCCCCAAAAAGGCAAAGCATTCAACTATATGACGACTTGTATCCTTAATCATTATAGACAACTCTATCGAACCGCTAGAAATTATAATGAACTAAAGAAGAAATATCACGATTTCCTGCAAAACCAAGTGGAGAAGGTTTTACTGAGACACAAACCACAAAATACTAATAATTATGTTGTAAAAGGGTAATCTTAGTATACAATTAAAATATGAGCAAGAATTTAACGGAAGTTTTAGAACAACAAGAGCTTATTCAGAAACTAACCGAAAGGTCGCCACTGATAGCCAAATTTATTGATGCTTTATTGATGAATGAAGCCAAAGTCTATACTAAAAAGGGACGACTCAATAAGAGTGGAGCTTGTCGCGTTCTCGGTTGGAAAACAAAACAACTAGAGGACATTATTGAAGAGTGTCGCTGTGTTTTCCCTGACCTGTTTGAAGGTTAAATTATCATTACAAAATCAGGTGCATCGAGGTTTAAACTTCTGAAATCATTTTGGACCGTTACGCTCATGTTTGCATTTCTTAACATGGCGGTTATGTTCATTGAACTCATACTCTCCTCGCCATCCGCTCCGCAATCTTTAGGATCAACGCAACTAGCACATTCTGTTTTTTTGTATATTTCATGATCGTTTGCTGGCAATGTCTGAAATGCTCTATCATATCTTAGACTAAAATCAACAGTGACGATTTCCATACTATTCATGTCTAGTTCTCCCCAATCAATGTTTTGGGGATAGCAATGCTCCAGGGTCCATGCTTCTAATATGTTGCCACAACCGTCAAGTAACTGTAAATCACAACATGGTTTAAATGACAAGTCATCTATGCAAGGATACCAGTCGCTACAACCAGCCAAAAATTCATCAGTCGTTGGCACTGGATTGTATTGCTGTTTTAACCATGTGAAAATGGGGTTTTGAACATTAATGCATCTGTCGTAAAGAGATAGCTGGATTGGTTGCCATTCTGGTTTACTAGGATAACTGATTGTTTCATTCAAATGCTCTGCCTGCATTTCTCTAAAGTTGATCTTTGGACGACCAGCTTTCATACATGGCAAAGCTGTATTGTGACCAAGAGTAATGTTCTGTATATTGAAAAGCCAACGGAATTTTCTTTTTACTGTCCCAGCATTACCTGTTCCACCCCATTCAGGACGGAAAAAGCCCATCGGTTCGCCTGTGCAAGCCATATTATAAACCTCTATGTATATATGAAAAAAGAGGGGGAAGAAATCCCCCTCTTTTTGATTTTTATTTTGATTACTGTGTTGCAACAGGACATGGCCCGCATGGACACTTCGTTGCAGTTGGACCGCAGAAGTTTTGATAACTTACTTCACTATATCGTAAGGTGAGTTCTACCGTACATTCTTCGGAGCTTGACATATCCAAATCGCCCCAATTGACCGACTGTGGCCAAACGTGACGCAATATCCAGCCTTCAAGCGGATTACCGCAACCATCCCAAAGAACTAGACGAGCAATACCTTCATATTGCGCAGGAACACTGTTCATTTGTAAACATACAGGGTCGTTAAAATCATAAATTGTAGCAATCCAAGCAAGAACCGTTGATGTGTTTACATTATTATCAGTAGCCCCAGCAACATCATAATATGTTACTGTCATTGTCTGCCAAGTACCCTTGCCAGGAATCCACATCTTGCCGTTGAGGTAGTTAATTTCAACTTCTTCAAAATCTATCTGTGGACGCGCACCAATCTTAACAAATTCTCTTGCAACAACCTTTGGTGGACCTGGATCACAACAAAACTCGACTTCAAACGTCCAACGAAACTTCCTTTTGAAAATAACCTTACCATTACCTATAGCCCCAAGACCCATAGGCAACTGAGTGCCGTTCCCGCAAGGGGTGCCGAAAGCAAGGTCTTCTAAAATATTAGCTTTATTTAAAGGCAGTTGTTCGTTACAAATTGGCATCTTACTTCTCCTTAAATTTATTTACTCTTTACTTTGCAAATTTAAAACATATATTTACAATTTCAACACTATCCTTTATTGACAGTTCCAAATCAATTTCAAACTCCTGTGGCTTACAGAATTCGTTCACCTGGACCACATAGTTATTAAGCCCTTGATCGTCCTTGATCGGTTTGAGTATATAGTCAGTACATTCTATAAAATTATGCCTAAACTTGTTGCTTACGGGGTCATACGATCTTAATAACTCTTTACCAACCTTACTAATTTTGCTCTTTATATAATTAAACAACCTTCTATCAGAAAGCTTTGACCCAGCGAGAGTTAAAACCCTAGTCTCTAGCACAAGAGAATCGTTTTTCTTAGTGGCTATATTAATAAAATGTTCTTGTTTCGACAGATAGGCTAATTCATCGTGGTGGATATTGAATGCAGCACTAGAAACGCCTGCAAGCTTAGTCCTAACTGGTTTCCAAATGAACGGCCAATTCAAAAGCGCTACAAGAACTGGACCCGATGGCGGGATACTTTTTCTCTCATGATTTAACCAAGGCCAAAATATTACACCCTGTTCAGATGGAATTAACTCTTTACACCATTTGTAAGTCTGTAAAAGATCACATTCCCAAGGCGGGTCAATCACTAACATTACGTCTGGTCTATCCTCTTCCAAATATTGTAATACAACGTTAATTATCTCTGGCGAATCACAGTCTGGCAGAGATATAAACTCAATGTCCACATCCTCCACCGATTTAACTGCATCCAAGATTGCTTTTAATTTTATTTCTGATGGCTTTTTATTATTTAGTTGTAATTCTGTTCTACCTACTGCTGGAATAGCTTTAGTCATTACCGAAACTGTAATCCACTTAGAAGCCAAATTAACTGTTTCTCCTGCGTTGGCGGGTGTTAAATTGCCCCAAAACTCTGTCATTTCACCACTGTTTGTTACTAAAATGCTAAACGTGTTATTGTCTTCTTTTGCAATTTCAACAACGGTTAGACTACCAACGAATCCTGGTGAGTCTGCGCTTATTACCATGCAAATTGTGTCGTCCTCGTCTACTAAGTAACAACTGGCTGTTTCAGTATCTTCTTCTATTCTCACGACAAGTGGACTAAAATCGCTATAGATAAGCTGTTCCGCCACTGCTGTCAGATTTGATTTCTTTCCAAAAGTTGTATGTAAATCCTTTACGTTATCTATTTTTGTAGGTGTATTGAATAATCCTTTTCCTGTATAACCTATAATTGCTGCTGATCTCATATTATTTCTTCATTGATTCTTCTAGTTCTATTACACTTTTCTTAAGTTCATCAATAGAACTTTGTATTTCTTCATCTGTCATGAAGTTAGGTTCTTCAATTGTCGTATTTGGATCACGTTCTTCACAAATGCTTTTTGGAAGTTCCTTAATTCTATAAATTGGCTGAGCGATATAGCTTTTTGCCGTCATGTTAAATTGATATTTTAGAACTCTAACTTTGGCATCTCCAGGCTCCAAGTCAATGTTATTAGTAGTGCTATCTAAAGTAACAATGACCTCCCACCAAATACCCTTTATCTGTAAGTATGCAACTGGAGAAAATTTTTGAAACGCCTGCTCTAGTATCTGATTCATGTCCTCTTCATAAAGAGTCCACATATATAATGTATAACTTATGTTTACTGGAATGCCTCGCGTAACACCAAAGAACGTATCTTTGTAATATTTTTCCTGTTTGGTAAAGCCTGGCGATTTACCATCTTGGCTTAGCCACGGCAGCAAAGAATAAGCTTTCTGATAAGTGAAGCGGCTCTGGTCAAACTGCATCCCAGCATTCCAGATCGAAATGATCGGAAGCCTAATGCGATCTACGACCAATGAATTGTCTTTTCTTACGTTGTCCTGAAGGATGGCAGCGACCGCTTTTTCCTGACTCGCCCATATGATAGGAACCGTATGTTGTTTGCCTTGCTCATCTAAAACCATTACGTTCCTAAACATGTCGAGCATCGCTTCATCGCAGGCGCGTATAGACCTAGAGTAACGATAGATTACATCTCTATTTGGTGTATCTAAGTCATTAATGATTTGGCCAGTTTGAATAGGATCACAAAGCCAGTGCTGACCCAAGCCCAGCTTGTTAAAGGTCTTTCTTCGGTTCCAATCTTTCGGTGGCTGAACAGGGACACGCTTTTGCGACGGCCAACAATCGTCATCGCACATCTTTGGTACAGGGTCGATGTTATCTGGATTTATGCCATCACGCGGATTGCAGTCTACTAATGACTTCTCCGTGTTTACTTCTTTCATGTTTGTCATAATTATATCTCCAATAACTACTTGAGTTATTGTGGACAAGGTTTAACATTATCACTATTGCCACCTGGCAATGTCCCAAACATTGGTCCCTCATTAGTGTTAATCTTTTTCTGTGCTGCGGACGTGGCCTGAGTAACACGACCCTCGCCAGTAGTAACAGATTCCTGAAATCTCTGAGCAATAATTGTTAATCTTAATTCTCCCCAAAGATAAAAGTCGCCAACATTACGCTGAATGACAACCCAATTTTCTCCCTTGTGAGGAGTGTAAAGCCTGGAACCTATTCTTGGTGGATGGCCAATTGCTTTTAGCACAGCCCTGTAATTAAACTGAAACTGAACTTCATCAGGCGCGTCTATACCAAACATATTCATATAGTTCTGTGATGGTATAGGTTCATAGTAGCCATTCAAGGTAATTGGGTTGTTAGAGAATAGTTTGCCACGGTCTTCACGATAAAGTGGATCAATGGTCTGCGGTTGTATAAAAACTTCAAAATAGAGTATTGGTGTACCTGCTATTTCAACTATTTCAGCATCGAAAGAATTAAGCAGGAAATGCTCTGGATTGGTCGGGTCAAAAGTATTCAATGATCCAGACAGCTTGTAGGGTGTTCCGTCACAATTCCTAATTGTCATAATAATATATAGGTTATGGCTATCAAAAACAAAGACGGGTCAACATATAGTTTGTCTAAACCAGCACCAGTAATGGAACAACAATCCTTTTGGGATAAAACCGAAAAAATTATATTCCATAACAAGTTTGGTGAGAAATTTTTCAGAGCAAACATGAAAGTACCAGAACCTACACCCATTTCTCCCAAAGAGATTAAAATTATTGATTTCAAAGATATTGCAAAGCAACACAATGATGAAGTTAAGATTGTTCAGGCTATTGAAGAGTCAAAAAAACCCAAGCCTATTAGTGAAGATATTGTTGAAGTGTGGTGTTTGCCTTGCCTTGAATATACAGAGAATATTGATCCTCTTTATGATGAAAGTTATGCCAATGTCAAGTACGGAGAGAAGTTTACGTTTAGAGCAAAGTTATTAGAATTGGAGGACTTGCATATTGAATTTGTTACAGAGGTAGATGTGAAACTTCAACCAGAATCGGTTATTTTCCCTAAAATGAAGAACCGCAGATGGTGGAAAATAAAGGATTCCAAGGAGGTTCAAGGCTACAATGTATATCTTGCCATGATTAGTGACTACCAACCTAATTTTGGCGGCTAGTCTTTGGATATCAAACTGACTTCTATTCCTAATTTATTTAACTGACTTCTATAATCATCAACAGCTTTACGATAACCAGTTCCTAGAACGTCGTTAATCATTTCGCCAAACACTTTAAGATCGCTGTCCGTAACTATAGAAACACTGAGTCTGGTCAAAATGTCATCGTAAAGACCAACTTTTTCACCTATAACATGAGACATAAACTTCTTAAGTGCAATGCTCTTAGGATTTTGCATCATTTGTGCAAACTGATTGCTCATTTTTTCTTTTTTTTCTTTCTAGGTTTTAAATCACTGCACGCGCCCCATACTTGGTAATCGGCGGTGGGCTTACAACTACCTACAATAGCTGATGTTCCCACCATTTCCGTTACTTTCTTGAACCATTCTTTGAAAGACAGCTTCATAAAATCCTTTATTGATTCGTCGTTTGGTTAAGCTGTTTAACCAAGGCTGGCAATTGTCTAAGGTATAGATCACGTTCTTCTGATGTAGCTGGATCATGCAAAAACTTCATTCTACGTTGTCTTAACGTATCGAGTGCCTTTTGCAATACATGACCCGCACCTGGCATCGCCATTAATTCCTGTTTCTTGCCCAATAACGCTGTCCCAAGCTTTATCATATCGTCCAAGTTACCAATCGAATTAGCCATGCCAAGCAATGTTTGCAATGGCTCTGCCGTAAGTCTTGCAGCTTGAGCTTGGCCTTGTGCCTGCTGTTGCTGTGGTGATAGTCGTTGTGGGGATGGTGTAGCTGGTTTTTCTTGTACTTGGGTAGTACCTGGACCCGCCAAGCCAGCCAACTGTTGCTGTTCTTCTTTTTCCCACTCTGCGCGGACTACTTCTTCATCTTTTTGTATGTTATGACTGCTTACTATTGCATCATAAAGGTGATAACCCCATTTCTTTAATGCTTCTCTTGTCAAATTGTTATATACATACAAACCTTTAATAAAGATCGCCGCCATCGTCGGGTTTGGATGTAGACTTGCTGGACTCATTTTCTTTGGAGTTTCTTCAATTTCATTAGACATTGGATTATAGTGTGGCAAATTCATAGGTTGCTCTGTCTTAATAAACTTGTCCATAAAAGAATCCATCTCGCGCCTGATGTAATTGTCATACTCAGATGGTTTATCAGCGGTTGCTAATGTTCTTGCTCTTTGTGCAATATCTTCCGCTTCTCTATCACTGTAGGTGCCACCTTGTTTCAAAGCATCATGAACATGCTGAAGAACCACTGCTTCTCGCTTCTTTGGATCAGGAATACTTGCTTCAAGCTCTGTTTCGTATTTCTGATATACCTCAATCGCCATTTCGATTCCTTCCGTAAGCTTCTTCTGAGCAGAATTTAATGCTGCCGCTGCTGTAGGCGAATCACCTAATTTGGCTAAAATTTGGTTTCTTCTCATTCTGAAAAATTCAGGTGCTTGTGCGGTCTTTACAATGCCTGCATGTACTTTGTGTCCTGCACGGGCAAATGGAGATACATCTTCCCTCTCTTCTTCGGCCCCGTGGTCAGAATTAAGCCAACGTCTGGTAGAATGAAGATTAATATGCTGAATCCTGTCTTTCTGTGATCCTTCAGCAACTTCTCCTGCACCGCTTTTCCCACTTTTGGTTGGCGCGTCAATATCGCTAATGCCATGAACACCATGCTTTTCTCTCATTCTTCTAGAAATTGCGTCTTTAAAGGCAATAGCACCAGCATTCCAAAGGAATACTTTACCTTTTTCTAACCTTCTATCTTTGTTTGCATCATCGTCTATATCTGGATCATAAACATTACTGAGCAAGTTAAATTCATCATCCTGCCCAAACGCAAATCGTTTGTCATTAAGGAACGTAAGGATGTTATAAGCGGCAAATTCTGCCAATTTATCCAAATTGTCTCTTAAAGCTATAACTACTTGGGCTGGGATTTTTCCACTTGCCGCCATTCCGCGAAGGTATTTCTCCATTGGAGAATTGCTTTGATAGCCTTGTCCAGTGCCAGCAGTCCAGTCACCCATAAGTTCTGAATAGACCTTCCCCTTATACTTCTTAATGAAGTCTTCCATCTTGCTTGGCGGCACCTGTAGGTTGCCCTGTGATACTGATTTGTAATTTGGTCGTGGTGCGGCTGCATATAAATTTTGTGGCTTTGAAAGCTTGTCACTCTTGTCACCTGAATGGACCTGTCTTGCCACTTCATGCGCCGATTTCACGTTCTTTTCAACCCACTCTTGCTGCTGTGGAGTTAATATATCCCAATTGTTTAAAAATCTCTGTAATGTCCCTGGTCGGGTTGCATTAATGAATGCAGCACCGTCCTTGCCAAACCTTTTTTTGGCTTCTGCTTTGCTTTCCATCGCAGGATTCCAGTCAAAGATTTCACCACCTTTACGCTTGGTTCTACGCGCAAATTCAGCCTGTTGTGTATTCGACAATCTTAATGCACTGAAATCTTCTTTGCTTAGTCCCAACTCTTCTCTTTCTTGCTCTAATTCTTCAGGAGTTGGTTCAACAACTTCTGGTTCTTCTTGCCCGCCCTTCTTTGATACCCTCTTAGGTTGTCCTGGCAACTGCGGTATAGCTTTTTGTGGGTTAAGAACAGGGATTGTAAAGTCTTGATCGTAGTTGGTCTTTTTAGCGTTACCTTCCTTATCTTGATGTTTTTCATCAATGATAGAGAACTGCATGTGTTTAGTGATAGCTGGCACACTATGCTTTCTGCTCTGCTGTCCACTTTCCACATCAGCCTTGCTTAAGAAGTGGCCAATATTTTTACTTGCTTCTTGTGGAGTTAAGTAATGGACTTTATGATCTTTAGGATGACCAGTTTTCTCATCTACGTTTAGTGTGTCTCTATAATTTGTTGGGTGTTCCCCAAACATTCCAACTCCAGGCTTACCTGTTGCAGTTGGCATTGAATTTGCAGTTATCCAGTCAGATACATTTGTTGCACTAACTTCTTTCTGTGGTACATCATATCCTGCAAATGTGTGTTTTTTGACCTTTTTCATCCTTGCGCGTATTTTCTTAATTGCCTCTTGGACTTCTGGACTTCTTACTGGATATGAATTAAGAGGGTAATCTAGCCATTGATGTATTTCTACATCTTCAATCTCATCAATATCTTCGTCAGTAATTTCTGCCATATCCGACAAGTCAAAGTTATACAAACCATGTTTGTAGTTCTTTGTGTGCTGGTGGTGGTTTGGATCGGTTTGTTTAGGATCAATTTCCTGCAAACTTGGACCTTGCCCCGCCCAATGTGGGTGGGCCATAGTTGGTTCTTCTGGATGCTCTGGATGGCCAGTGAAACTATCAGTGTCGCCCTTCGCTGGCTTCGTAAGTTTCATTGCCAACTGAGATAGCCCCATGTAGATGTTTTTTTCTGGATTGTCTGGACTGCCGAGAATAAAGTGCTTCCCATTTCCTAAAGGAATAACAAGGTGATTAGTCCAATCCCACCCTTGAGGAATGTGGGTTTTACTTCTTGCTTTTCTCATCATGTCTCGCAAACCCTGGTTATATCTCCAATTAAGGGCTGCGGTCCAGATTGCGTTCGTGCCAACCTGATATGGGAACTGACTCAAAAACTTGTAATCGTCTGCATCATGAAAAATCATCTGCTTCGGATCGTTAATTTCTTGTGTACCCATCGCCATTTCAACCAAATGGGTAACTTTCACTTGAGCAGCAATTGCTAAGGAATGGCAATATTCCTTCCAGTCCAAATTATTGTTCACATATTGACTAAATCTCATAGCTTCTTTACCTTTTAAATATATATTAACACCTCTCAAGTTTTAACACTGGTTTGGATAAATACACTTATGTCAACTGTATGTAGTAATAACACCCTGTTTCTTAGTCGCCCCTCTCAGCAAGCAGCAAACGCTTGTTGCGCCAACAGTGGATGTAATACTGATAGTGGCCTGATAGCACCACCAGCAGGCTGTTGTCCTAAAATTGGCAAACGCCCATGCCGTGAGAAAATCATTGAGCAAATTAAGGACTTGGTTCTCTTAAGGCTTGGTGCGCCTGTA